TAACCTGGCCTGCTTCGACCATCTCTCGGACTCTCGGTCCGACGGGGACTTTGGTAGGTAATCGTCCTGTAGAAATCGATGATTCGACCTACTTCAAAGACACCTCAACCGGGATTTCCTACGGTATCAAGCTTATCAACCAACAGCAATACGACGGCATTGCGGTAAAGACGGTCACGAGTACTTATCCTCAAGTGATGTTCGTCAACATGGAGTACCCGGATGTCAGTTTGTACGTCTATCCGGTTCCGACGAAGGCTCTCGAATTCCATTTCATCAGCGTCAACGAACTTTCTCAACCAGCTACTCTGGCAACGACGCTTGCTTTCCCGCCTGGATATCAACGGGCCTTCAAGTTCAACCTCACTTGCGAGATCGCGGCGGAATTCGGCATTGAACCTCCCCCGAGCGTGCAACGCATCGCCATGGCATCTAAACGAGTGCTGAAGCGTCAAAACAATCCGGGCGACATCATGAGCCTGCCCTATAGCATCGTTGGCACTAGGCAGCGCTTCAACGTGTTCAGTGGAAATTTCTGATGAAGACCCCGATTCTAGGCGCTGCATACGTCGCACGGTCCATCAACGCGGCCGACAATCGCCTAGTCAATCTCTATCCCGAAGCCATCCCAGAAGGCGGGAAAGAGGCGGGATTCTTCATCCGCTGTCCGGGTCTTAGACTCCTGGCCACCGTAGGTAATGGGCCTATTCGTGGCCTATGGAAGCTAGGCAGTTATGGGTATGTCGTCTCCGGAACTTCACTCTATCGGGTTGATTCGACCTGGACGGCTACCCTGTTGGGGACTGTAACCGGATCTGGTCCTGTCTCGATGGCAGATAACGGCACTCAACTCTTCATCGCTTGTAACCCTGATGGGTTCATCTACAACACCAGCACGTCCACTTTCTCTCAGATCACTGACCCAGACTATCCTGGTGCGGTGACGGTTGGGTATCTGGATGGATTCTTCGTCTATAACGAGCCGAATTCCCAAAAATTCTGGGCAAGCAACCTTCTCGAAGGGACTTTGGTGGATGCGCTCGACTTTGCGAGTGCTGAAGGATTCCCGGACGGACTTAAATCCCTGATCGTTGATCATCGGGAAATCTGGCTATTCGGCGAAAGCACGATTGAAGTCTGGTATGACGCCGGGAACGCGGATTTCCCCTTCTCCCGTGTGCAAGGGGCTTTTATCGAAATCGGTATCGCCGCTCCGTACTCGGTGGCAAAGCTGGACAATTCCGTATTCTGGCTTGGATCTGACCCTAGAGGTTCTGGGATCGTCTATCGGGCAAATGGATACACCCCTGTCAGAATCTCGACCCACGCTATCGAGTTTGCCATCCAGGGATACACGACGATTGACGACGCCATAGGATACACCTATCAACAAGACGGGCATTCGTTCTATGTCCAGATCTTCCCGACTGAGGGTAAGACGTGGGTCTATGACGTTTCGACCAACTTCTGGCATGAACGGGCGGGATTCTCGAATGGGTCTTTTACTCGCCATCGGTCCAACTGCCAGATGAACTTCAATGGTGAGATTGTCGTGGGGGATTACGAGAACGGCAAGCTCTACGCCTTCGACCTTGACGTCTACTCGGACAACGGAGCAAGTCAAAAATGGCTCAGATCATGGCGAGCCCTGCCGACCGGACAAAACAACCTGAAACGCACCGCGCATCACGATTTGCAGCTTGATTGCCAGTCTGGAGTCGGACTTGTGACCGGTCAAGGCAGTGACCCGACAGTCGAACTCCGGTGGTCCGATGATGGTGGGCATAACTGGAGCAACTACCACAGCCGCTCGATGGGGAAGATTGGAGAAACCGGGAAGAGAGTGATCTGGAGACGCCTTGGAATGACCGAAAGGCTCCGGGATCGGGTCTATGAAGTATCAAGCACAGACCCTGTAAAGATCGCTATTATGGGGGCCGAGCTTATGATTAGCCCGACCAACGCATAATGCCAAACGTTACCAACATTCCGGCCCCTCGTGCGGATTTCATCGATCCGAGAACAGGATTGCTTTCTCGTGAGTGGTATCGGTTTTTCCTGAATCTCTTCAACCTCACCGGAGCGGGTACTAGTGACACTTCCCTAGTCGACGTGCAGGTCGGGCCTCCGGTGTATGACACCAGCGGCGATATCCGAGCGCTAGAACAGCAAGCGGAACTCTCGTCTCTGCTCGCCATTGCCATACCGCAAAGCGACAAGATCGCCAAATACAATAGGACGCTGCAATGGCTTACGATGGGTCACTGACTCCGACTAAACTCGGTCGCGGAACCTTGGGGACTTCTCCCACGGTGACGACGTTCTACACGGTTCCTGCTTTGACCAGGACGTTTGTAACGAGTATTGACCTCTGCAATACCACTGCGGCGGCTTTGACTGCGACTGTGTATCTCGTCGAGTCTGGCGGTTCTCCTGGCGCGTCGAATACTCTTATCCCTGGAATCACCATCGCGGCTAATGGGCTCTTTCAATGGACTGGAGCGCAAATCCTGAACGCTGGAGACTCGATCCGTGCGACTGCATCTGGGGCCGGGGTGACGATTAACGCATCTGGTGGAGAGGCCGTGTAATGTCGATCCGAGCCTATCCAGAAGTCCCGCTGCTTCAAAAAGACCTGATTGACGATGGTCAAGGATACTACCCGACTAAGATTGGGTTCGATGTTGTTGGATTCGGGAATACGGTCGGGAATACAAGGGTCGATGTCTGCAACATTGGAGCAGCAGAAGCGGCGGCGGTCTATGTATTCCCGCCCGCTGGTGGTATTCAAATGCGGATCATCTCTACATCTGCAAATGACGACGGGAACCCGGTGGGTACTGGTGTTCGTACTCTACGTATTCACTATCTGGATGCGAACTACGCCGTTCAATCCGAGGATCTTACGACCAACGGAACTACGGCAGTTACGACCATCGCAACCAATATCCTTCGGGTTCAGGAAGTCCACACATTGACCGCAGGATCTCTAGGCGCAGCAGGTGGAGATATCACGCTAGAAAACACCGCTGGAACGGTTGTATATGCCCGGATGGCGACTGGCTATAACAGGAGCAGAAATGGGGTATTCACAATCCCTGCGGGGAAAACTGGATACCTAACCCACTGGAATGCGTTTTCGGGCACATCAATCGGGACGCACTACACTCGATTTACATTGCGAGCGACAACTCACGACAATACGCTGCTTTCCGTTTTTGTAGCGCAAGATGCAAAGGGAAATTTGAACGGTGGAGACGAAACCTATTACGATATCCCAATCAGATTGCCCGCACAAACCGACATCAAGGTAAGCGTAGTGTCAGATGCGGCCGGTGCGAATGCCCTATGTAACACCCACATTTCAGGATGGTACGAATAATGGCCCTCTTCCCGTTGTATCGGTACTTAGACACCGTTGGCGACGGAAGCGGCATCAAGAACGCCAATGGCGATTACTCTGCTACTCCGCAGACGTTCAAAATCATTTGCCCACCTGGAAAGGGATATCGATTGGGGACGTTTCTTGTCCACTTACAGGGGAATACTAGCTTCCCTCTGAACGGATACGCCAACATCCCAGGCGGATTGATCAACGGATGGACAATGCAACTGTTCACCAATGGGGTTGTAACGCAGATGCTCGATGGAGAGCCGATAAAAACAAACTCCAGCCTGGAGCGTCTATCTCCTGCGATTAGCCGACCGGCGTTTAGCGGTGCTGGCGATGCTTTGGCGGCTCCTATTTCCATCGGCCAGTTCGAACTTCCGCTGTACATCGATCCTGGAGATTATCTTCAAATCACCCTGAATGACGATTTCACCGGACTCACGTCGCAGCATTTCATCGTGCAAGGGTTTTCGATCTAAGGATCATCATGGCCGTAACTCCAAAAGCAATCATTCAGTCCCAACAGCTCACGGCGAGTAACGTTACCTACTACACCGCGACGAACGTGCGGACACATATCGACAAAATGACCTTGACCAATACCACGGCAGACGCGGTCACGGTAACGATTGATCTTGTCGATTCCGGTGGTACTGCTGGGGTGGCTGAGCGTGTCATTTCTGCGCGCTCTATCGCGGCTGGAGAGACATACACATGTCCAGAGGTAGTGGGGCATATCCTCAACGCTGGAGACAGCATCCAGGGCCTTGCAAGTGCTGCTACGTCTATCACTATCCGGGCGTCTGGTCGGGAGGTTTCCGGCTTGTAATGAAGGCAATACAGGGGGATTTGACGGATTTAAAAGTATTGTATGATAGGCATAAAGGTAGATTGCCTGTCACGTTTGACCAGATGGCGGAATGTTTGAAAGACTGGGCCATTTGGAGGATTGAAGAAGACTCTACGCCGGTCGCGGTGGTGCTCGAAAAAGATGGACACGGGCATATCGCCGCATATGGTGGCGCGCATGTCGGAATTCCCCGGATGCGCTGGGCACTAAAGACACTCGGTATCACAAAGACCACTGTTGGCGATGGGTTCCCGTTGGGACACGCGCTAGCAAAGAGATTGGGATTTGTGATCTACCGAAAGGCGAATGGAGTCTCATACTATGTTCGGTCTTAAACTCTACGGAGTTCAGGGTTCTAGGGCGCCCGCAGGATATCTTGATGTCGGAAGTGCATTTTCTTCGGGAGCGTCATTGCTTGGTGGTATGGCCGCTAGCGATGCGCAATCAAACGCCGCCCAATCTGCCGCCGATACTTCTGCCGCTGCATCCAGGTATGCAGCCGATCTGCAAAAGCAGATGTATGAGCAGACACGCGCAGATCAAACTCCATGGAGGCAGACCGGACAAAATGCCCTTGCGATGCTATCGCAGAAAATGGGACTTGGGAGCGTTAATCCGTATTCGCAATATTACGGGATGTCGCGTGAGCAAATCAGACAGGCATTAGCGCCCCAATACACGCAGCAGCAAACACAAGCGCCAACTAATGCTCTTGTGGCAAATGGACTAGACCCGAATCTTGTTGTCGGAGCAATTCGCGGGATGCTCCCGCTGCAAACACTACAACAAGGATATCAGCAAGCCGGAATCAATGAAGCAGGATTGAATTCGCGTATTAACGAAATCATGCAAGGGCTTCAAGGCTACAACCCGAATGCTCAAGATCAAGGTTCATTGATGCGCGATTTCAGTATGGCGGACTATCAGCAAGATCCGGGCTACGGGTTCCGCCTGTCTGAGGGGCTGAAGGCCATCCAGAATTCTGCTGCTGCACGCGGTGGGCTTCTCTCTGGTGCGGCCCTGAAAGGGATCTCTCGATACGGCCAGGACATGGCCTCTCAAGAGTACCAAAATGCCTACAACCGCTATCAAGCGAATCAGGCGAACCAATATAACAGGCTTGCCAACATTGCAGGTCTTGGACAAACGGCGAACAATGCCCTACAGACCGCAGGACAGAACTACGCGACCGGCGCTGGGAATATCGCGCTCCAAAATGCCGGTAACGTCGGGACTGCTCAATTGTTAGCCGGACAATCGCGGGCCTCTGCGTACGGTGGTATCGGAAATGCGTTAGGCCGGGTTAATTGGGGTAGCGTCTTCCAGCCAAAGCCAAGCATCGATAATTACGGAGACATCTACGCAGATGTCGGTGGCACTGGCGGATATAACTGGTAAGGGGTAGACATGGCTAATATCAATTGGGGAGTAATGGACCCCAACACTCCCGCAATGGCGGCGAATAGCTTCTACCAGGGCCAACAGGAAGCCGCGAAGAATGCGCTTGCCGCCCAACAACTCCAACAAGCGCAGACTGCGAACGAACTGGCGAAATACCAGCTTTCCTCTGCGCGTCGATCTGATGAAATTCAGAATGCCTTATTGCGTGATCTGAGTACCGCTGGTACTGATCCATCTGCTATCCAAGCTGCCTATATCCGAGCCGGAAAGGGTAAGGAAGCATTCGAGATGCAGAAGTCTCAACAGGACATCGCCAAGAGCAAAGCTGATACCGCTGCACTCCTAATAAAG